AATATTTAATGATTAAAAAAGAATTGACCAATGAAGGTGTCCTTTTCATAAGGAGGGGTGATTGGTGCGATGCCTAAATTTGTTTTTCATATAAACCCCTTAGAGCATGGGTATGATTCTAGCCGACCCATGTCTAAGATGAATCCTTTATTTGCTAATTATCCGACCATTAATTGTCGAATTGAAGATAATAGGGTAATTAAACGCTGGGGATATTCATTAGATAGGAATTTAGGTGTTGGGACAGTCGGACAACATGTAGTTGTTTTTGATAAAGCAGCCAGCACTACTTATACCTTATTCCTTACTGAGACTGACCTTTGTAAACGGGAGAGTGGGTCGGGAAAAACTTTTTCTTATCAGACCGAAACTTATACGACAGGAACAATAACAGATATTACTGGGGCAGTAGTAACAGGAAGCGGAACAAGCTGGACAACATCGGGCGTGGCTGCGGGCGATTATTTTATCCTTGATGTTGACCATTCTTCCGATGCTGAACCCGATACTAATTGGGCGACAATCCAGTCTGTGGATTCGGATACACAAATAACTTTGAGTAGTAATTACACAGGAACAACTGGCGTTTTAAGTAATACTTATAAGATTCGGAAAGTTTATTCTGTGCCAAGTAATGAACGCTGGGCATGGACAATAGTTGGGGATAAATTCATTTTTACTAATGGTAATGTAGATGTTCAATACTGGGATGGAAGCGGGTATGCTTCAGCATTAGATAGCACTTATGCTAAGAAGGCCAGATATTGTATTGAATATGCGAATAGACTCTTCTTGGCCGATGTAGAGATTTCAGGAAGCAGAGAACCTTATACCATTATGTGGTCGAAAGAAGGTGACCCCACAACTTTCGACCCTGCGGAGCAAACTGCTGGACAGGCTGATATTCTTGATACAGCAACCAAGATAACTGGCTTAGGCAAGGTAGGAACTAATTTAGTGGTTTATCAGGAAGAAGCTATTAGTGTTTGGGGGAGAACTGGGGTAGCATCTTCACCTGTAACCAGATTGAGTTATTTAACTGGAATAGGGCTTTATGCTCCATATAGCTTGGTTCATTTTTTAAGCACTAACGCTTTTTTAGGGCGTGATGATTTTTATATAATGGTTGGCACAGCACCGCAACCAATTGGAGAGAAGATTAGGCATTTATTTTTTGATTTAGTTGATGAGAATGAGTTACAGAAAGTATGGGCGGTTAATTTTAAAAGAAAGAATGAAATTTCCTGGTTTGCTAATACCAGCGATGGTTTATTAGCGTTTACTTGGAATTATAAAAATAAAGAATGGTCAATTTATCAATTTGACGATGTTATTAATGGGGCGGGGACACTCTAATGGCTACATACACAGATTATTTTCAGCGTGATATAGCAGTAACGGATTCTGCTAGCGTCGTTGATTTAGGCCAGATTTATTATGATTATATAATTGGCGAGAACGGGCAGGTATTCCTTTATGGCGACTTTGAAAGCGATGCGGGGGAAAAGATAAAAGCTACCTGGGTAAGTAAAGCATTAGATTTTTCAGACGCCGACCCAAAATTAGGTGATATTTTTAAAACAGTAGATAAAGTAAGATTAGAATATCGAGATGTATCGGCTAATACGCCAGTAACAATTTATATTAGCACTGATAATGGGGTTACTTGGGTTAGTAGCTCAAGGACACTCGGAACGGGCGATGGTAAAGTAAAGACTGCTGATTTTTATTTTCTTGACCAAACTAGCGGAATTACGGGACTTTATTTTATGTTTAAAATTGAATCAGAATCAGCGTCCACTAAGTTTGAATGGAATAGCTTAAAGGCGTTTGTTACGCCTAGGGGTGAATGGTTTGAGGTAAGTTAATGCCTATTGAAAGAGTATTAAATTTACCATTTCCTGAAAGCTTAACGGATGTTTCTACTATTCGGGATTATCTCCAGAGATTATATATAGCCTTGACTGAAAATTCTTATTTGTTAATTGAGGATATACAAAGAGAAGCCAATCCTGATGCTTCTTATGTAGTAGTATCAAGTAATGATAATTTAACCAATGAACGAGTATTAACTGCTGGCACAGGAATAGGCATAACCGATGGTGGAGCTAATTCTACTATTACGGTTAATCTTAGCCATTTAGGCCTAGAAAATCTTTCTGACCCGAATGATGATAGATTGCTTCTTTGGGATGATATTGACGGGGCAATAAAGTGGGTAGATATAGGTTCTGGCCTTAACTATGACCATGCTACCTATACTCTTTCTACGACTGGCCTAGCTCCAGACACAGCATCTTATGTAACGGTTACGAGTGAAGCTGATTTGAGTAATGAAAGAGTATTGACAGCAGGAACGGGAATTAGCATTAGTGATGGTGGAGCAGGCGGGAATATAACTATTTCTACTAATGATTCTCAAATTGACCATGATTCCCTTTTAAATTTTGTGGCTGAGGAGCATATTAGATGGGATTTGACTGGTATTGAGACAATACATCTCGACCGTATTCCAGCTACATTAACAGGAAAGGATGCTGATACAGTAGATACCTACCATCTTGACCAGGATGTAAGGACGACTGCCAGTCCAAGTTTTGCGGGGTTGAATCTTGGTAGTAAATTCCCCCAAACGACAGCGAAAGCTGGAGCATATCTTTCAGTAAATCAATCGGTTCCTACTAATACATATACAACAATAATTTTTGATACTGAATGGTATGATTATAGTGGTTCATATGATACATCTACAGGCGAATTTACCGTCCCAACTTCGGGAACATATGAAATAACAGCAAGAGCAACTGTAAATATGCCAGTTGACACCCCGCTTGAACTTCAGGTGTTAGTTAATGGTGTTTCAAAATTATATTCTATTGTGTGGCAACCAACAGACTCGAAAAATCTTTTGGTTTTTATAATGGGGCATTTAGATTTGGTTGTGGGTGATGTTGTAAAAATTCAACTACAGCAAAAAAGTGGAACCACAAAGGATATTATTGGAGCAGAAAACGCAACAAATTTTAATATTCATATTTTATCGGTATAATGACCCAAAAAGCAAAACTCATGGAGAGCCATGGATAAAAAATATATCGCCCCATATATCCTCAGGAAAGAATATGAATGTCCATGCTGCCAGCGGATACCTTATGATTTAGAGAAACATGGTATTATAATGCCTTATAATATTCTTTTTGAATCCTTTGAGTTGATACGAGAGAAATGGGGAAAACCAATCAGGATTTCCAGTGGTTACAGATGCCCGAAATTTAATCGAGCAATTGGCGGGGCAGAATTAAGCATCCATCTTTTTGGATTAGCATTGGATTTAGACCTTGATTCAGTTCAGGAAGTTAGGATGTTAGACCAGTTAATTGAGAGATGGTTACCTGAATTAAGACGGGGAACTTATGAGGAAACTGGCACTTTTATTCATATAGATGTCGGTTATTTTATTACCCCAAAAGTATTGGAGGAATGGCGTGAAACAGCTAGATGGACAGATTATTAAAAAGCTAATAGCACCATCACCAAGATTAAAACCGTTTATAGTAAAGGATTTTCAGAATGACCAGAGGTTAGCAATCATCGCTGAACAACTTTACGAACGGCCATTATGGATGCCTGATGAGGGGCGGAATTATGACGCTATTTGGCAGTTAATTTATGCTAGCCTGCTTAATCCCTTGAATGTCTTTTACGAGATTGGCAACATGAAGGGAATAGTTGGGTTTATGAATGTATTTAAAGGGCATAAGGGTGAATTTGTCCTTATGCTTTTTGATAAATATACCCATAGAATCCATAAAGACGTAGAGAAAATTATTAAACTTATTGCTGATGCTTTTGAGTTAAAGCGTTTATTTACTCAAACGCCCGATGAGAAAATGGCTAAACTTTATGAGATGCTGGGCTTCAAGATTGAGGGGCGTCAGAAATATGGATTCAAATGGGATGGTAAGTTTTATACAAACATTTTGCTAAGGAGATTATTTTAGGAGGCAAAAATGCACCCTATTGTTCTTGGTTCTTTAATATCAGCGGGGGCTGGTTTATTGGGGAAATTATTTGGTGGCGGGGGAGACGATATTTTTAAAGGTCAACCCATTCAATATCAACCCATGCTTTCCCCGCAGGAACAAGCCTTAAGGAATGCTATTGCTCAGCGAATGATGTCTTATTTAAGTATGTCAGCACCGCCCGTTTCCCCTGGTGCTTATGATGCTATGAATATCCTTTATAACACTTTTCTTGGACGCCCTTACCCTTCAATGCCACAGACACCTACTGGTGGATTTTTTGGTGGAATGATGCCTAGGCAACCCATGAATTGGACAGGATTAGGTTGGAGTCCGCAGGTTTTTCAAAACCTTATGAATCAGACTAGAATTAATCCTATGATGTTACGTGGCGGTGGAGGTGCGTTACCTAGGGGCGATTTTCCAATGAAAAGAGGATTAGCTTTTTAAAAGGAGGAAAAAATGAGTTTATGGTGGAATCCAAATAACCCACCCCCCCCATCAGGATGGACTTCACCAGAAGAAGCTTGGCGGAATTGGTATTTTAATCGCATAAGAAATAATTTTCCCATAACATTACCGCCCTATTTCTTTACTCCTTCTCCCTCTCCATTTTTACCCCCTTCTCCTTCTCCGTTCGAACAACCAATTCCCCCAGGTATTCCTAGACGACCATTACCTTCTCCATTCAGCGGTGGAGTCACGCCTGGCAGAATAAGTCCGTTACCGTCTAATTTATTTGGTTCGTTTAGAAGGTCTTTTAAAAGAGTAAGAGCTAAAAAGAAAAGAGAAGGTGGAGGAAGAAGGCGGAATTCGGCAGGGATAAGAATTTAGGTAGATATTATGTAAAGATGAAAAATTATTTAGAGACTTCTTATTTTATAAATATCTTTCCCCAGAATCCCACTCAGACTAGATATATAAGGTTTATGAAACAACCATGGTCGCCATTAACCAGTCAGTTTGATAAAGCAAAAAAAGAGTGGGATAAGTTAATGAAGGATGTCTGGCGGACAAGATATTTAGAGGAGGCTAACAATGCGTTACTATAATCCATATTCAAGAAGCCAGCGACGGAATCCTTTGCTAGCCACCAGTCCATATAATAAACCGTTAATTGGGCTTCCCCCTATGCATCTTAGACAACAAAATGAACCTCAGGTTAAGGCATGGCATCCCAGTCAATATAGATTATATAATCCTTATTCTTTTCAACCGAGCCGTAGCCCATTACAAACACCTATGATTGGCGGGGGATTTACACCACCAGTAACCTTAACTTCCACGGGAATGCCTTATTATAGAGCGCCACAAACATATAGAGGAGCTACGCCAAGAGTGACTGTTGGACAGAATATGGCATTTAGGCCATCTCCTTATGCTTCACCCGCTTATTCTCCTCAAGCTCCACAGCAGCCACCTTTATCTGGAACATTAAATCAACTTATGAGTTTTGCTCAAAATATGGGTATTGCCCCACAAACTCTTCAAACTTATTTAAGAGCAAGAGGGGGTGACCCTTATTCTATTAATCTAGCTGATTTTCTCCAGTGGTGGCAGAGATTTCAAGACTTAGGTTCTCCATATGGTTCGCCTACACAAACCCCCTCGATGGGAGGGGTATGATGATTGACCTCACTAAAATACCAAAGGGAGCTAAAGCCATTGAGGAGATGGAGGGGTGGCCTACATATATAAACCCATCGCTTTTTCAGGGGGTTTCTTTTTATAGAAATCCCAAATGGTTAGTTGGTTTACCTGATTATCCCGAAGGTGCTGGAGTTATCTGGAATCCTTATACTGGATATACATTGCGAGATGAATTATTTAACAAATTAAGAGAATGGTCACGGAAAGGAATAGAAGTTACTCCAGAATTATTAAAAGAAACTTTTCCAAAGAGGATTGGGGCTAATCCTTATAAATTTTGGTCTCAATACTCTGGGGGGCGAAACATGAATACAAATTTTCCTATGGGTATTTCTCCATGGCAACCTCAACCTTTTTTGCCTAATCTACAAATGCCAGGTCAATTTAGCCAATTTGACCCAGAAAGAGACCTTCCGCCAAATTGGCGAGACCTTATTCAGCAAGACCCTTCCAGAGAACGTTACCTTTCTACCGACCAATTTACTGACCAATTTCAGTTTAATTATCCCTGGCAATGGGATATGGCTAGTAGCATATATTCCCAGTTAGCTGGCGGTATAGAACTTCCTACGCCTTGGCAATGGACAATTGGAAGTAATATCTTAAGTGGTATAGCTAGAACGGGGCTTCCCGTCTCTCAGGAAGGATGGTATCAAAGGGCTAAGCAAGTTTCTGATATTGCTATAGCTGACCAGATAGCCAACGCTGCTGAACAAGCTGGCCTTACTGGTCTTCGTTGGTCAACACCTTTGGGTAGAACCGCCCAGGATATAGCAGGTAGAATCGCAGCTCAGACAGGCCTTGAAAGAGAAGCTAGAGAATTAGCTGCCTTAGAAGCTGCTAGACAGCGTCAATTATCTGCTCTTGGCCAATTATATACTTATGGTCAAGGTCAGGCTGGATTAACTCAGGCAGCATTACAGGCTCAGTTACAGGCTCTTAGCGGGCTTACTGGACTTGGTGGAATGTATGCCCAGTTACCGCTTCAAGTATCTGACCAGATGATGAGACAAGCTCTTATTCAGCAACAGCTTGAGATGAATCAGATGTTCCCGCCCTGGATGCAGGCGATGTTTGGAATGATGGGCAATCAACCTGCTTATGCTCCTCAGATGTATCAACCTTCCTTCCTGACGCAACTACTCGGTATTGTTCCGTCTGTTTTACCATGGATATTGGGCGGTAACCAAGGACAACAGAATTCCTTTATGTATATGTCTTCCCCTACACAGCCTAATCCTTGGGATTATCAATACGGTTAAGGAGTAAGGCAATGGCTATTTACTATAATCCGATGCAAGTATTAGGGCAGATGACCCAGCAGAATCCTTTTTATAACCCTTTTTCGCCTTACCCGAATATTGGGGGCATAGGAACAATGCTTCAGCAGCTCTATGCTCTTAAGCAATTACAGGAGCAGCAACAATTAAAACAGGAACAATGGCAGAAGGAGTACGAATTAGCTCAAAAAAGAGTGGGGTTAACTGAGAAAGGACTGGAACTTGAGGAGCAACGATTATATAAACCAGCCGATTGGATAATAAAAGCTAAGGCTCTTTCAGAAGCAACAGGGAAACCATTATCAGAGACAATCCCAGCAGTTCTTGGTTATACTTCTCCAGAAGAAAGATTAAGAATGACAGAAGAGACCGAGAAAATAAGGGCTAAATATAGACAACCAAGCACTTTTAGAGAAAAATTAAAAGAGATTAAAGAAGCCTATAAACAAGGTGTTATTAGTAGTAATGAGTTTAAAGAGGGATATAAAACTTTATTAGGCATTCAGAAATCAGGTGGCGATTTGACTCAGTATCAGGTTATGAATGCCAGGGAAAATATCGCTAGAAATATTAGAACGCTTTATAATAATTACATTAAGCAACGATTTGGAACACAACCAAAAGGTAAAATAGAGAGGGTATTAATTAAACCCAAGACAGAAGATGTATTAGCCCTCATTCCCCAAGGAATTGACCTTAGATTTCCCCAGAAATTCAATATAGCATTAGCAAGATTAAAGAATGGAGTAGCGACAGAAGAAGACAGAAGGATTGTTAAAACTTATCTCGATATGGCAGACGAAGTAAGGAATATTATAGAGAATATGAGGGCAGGAAGAATAAATCTTGGGAAAGATGAGATTTTAAAAGAAGTAGCAAGGCAGCGAAGAGAAGAAGGTTGGGATATGAGATGGTTTAAATTCTGGCTAGATAATCCTGACCTTTGGTATGGTGAAAAGATTTTGGGTTATGAATATGAAGTAAAGAAAAATGAGTAATGGAATGATTGACCCCTGGCTTGAGGAATATCGAAGAATACTAGAAGAATCGCAATCTGTTTCTACCCAAACTACAACAGACCCTCTTTTACAACGATATAGAGATATTTTAAATCAATCAGAGACTGCGGGCGTTAAAATTGAAAGTATTGCTGGTCTTAAATACGAAAAGCCAGATATTGCGACTATTTTACGAATGAAACAAGTAGAAGAAGGTGAACCACAATTACCACTTGAGAAACAAGTTGCCAGAAAAGGGTATGCTTTTCTCTATGGATTAGGGGCGGAAGGAACATTGGGGTTTGGCCCAAAAGTTTTAGGGTTAGAGGAATTACCAGAACCCACCGAAACGGAGCAATTAATTGAGCAAGTCGGAAGATTTATTGGATTTTTGGGCCTACCAATTAAGGGTGCTGGTTTAATAGTCAAGGGTGGAGAGAAACTTTTAGGTAAATATGTAACCAAAGGATTATTAAAACTTATTCCAGGGGTTAGTAAAAAATTAGGTGGACAGGCGGTAAAAGCACTAGGAAAATATTTTGCTAGAGAAGCAGCGACATTAGGAATAGCATCAGGATTAGCTGAAATAGGAGAAAGACCAGAGGAAACTCCAGAGAGAGCTGTTTCTGGGGCTAAGATTGGCACGGTATTCGCTTTAACTGGCCTTCTTACTCCAACTAAATACCCCGCCCTTAATATGATTGTTCGCCAGATTGGTTCGAGAGTCCTTGGGAAATTAGCTGGCGAGTATTCATTTGAAGGGATTTCTCCTCAGACATTCTTTAATGAATTGCTTTATACTTATTTTTCTTTAAGAGGACGACCAGTTCAAGATGTTATAGCTAGAGAGTTAAGATTATATGAAAAAGAATTAAATAATCTAGCTAAAGAAGCCCAGCAAAAAATTGCCCGTAAAGCCTTAATGCCAGCCCCCACTTTTGAAGCAACTGAAACGGGGCAGATATGGAGAAGGGGGGAAGTAATAAATCCTCAAGAAATAATTAGAAATGTTAAAGAAAGAATTACCACTGAAGTAGAGCCTATCGAAAGACCTATTGAAAAACCAGTAGAAAGAGTTACTGAAGCAGAACGTAAATTTACTCAACAGGTATATGAAAAATTAAGAACTGGAAAGGAATTAACCCCAGAAGAAAAAAGAATTCTGTCCGAAATGGGTATTTATGAGGAAGTTAAGCCGGGGATAGCAGAGGGGGCAATAGAAACTAGGGTTACTGAAGGATTAAGGGAAATTCCTACGCCAGAGACTCAAGAAGTATATTTTGGAATAGACCCTTTTAAGGGATTAAAA